CCTCGTGCCTAACGCTGCCGTCCTGACGGTATCGGAAGCACCGTACATGGCTACGGATGAAACCATCCTGAAGGAGAACATCCTCTACGCCTTCCAAGGTGAGTACGCCTTCAACCTTGAGCTGAAAGGCTATCAGTGGGATACCGCCAACGGTGGTACCAACCCTGCCGCAGCAGCACTTGCAACTGGTTCCAACTGGGACAAAGTTGTTGCTAACGACAAGGACACTGCTGGTATCGTCATCGACGTAGACCAGTCCTAATCCAATGGTGACGGAGCGGGGGGCCTTCGGGCCTCCCGCACCTGATCCTTAAAACTGTACTGACATGGGTTCTTGGGCCGACCTTACTCTTGCTGATGCTACGCTGAAAGGCATTGCTCCCGTTGACATGATTGACGGGAACTTTGGCATTTTTGACACCGACATCAATGAGACGAACCGCCTGAACGAAGCCAAGCAGTACATTGAGATGCGTATCGTTGCCAACGATGCTCTCTTCGCGGAACGTGCTGACGGCCCGCAGGAGATCATGGACGCGGCGATAGACATCAACAAGACATACATTGACAACCTGATCCAACGGATGATCGGGTACAAGTATGTGCAGGCATTCTATGAGACAGAGGCGATGGGCGGTAACAGCCTGTTCCTCGCTCGTGCTGAGATGATGGAGTTCCGCTTCAATGAGACGTTCACCGCTCTGATGCGGGTCTTGATGCGTGACCCTGACTTCTTCGATCAACTGGACGGCACTACCGACGAGGACTTAGCCTCCTTTGAGGGTCCGCGCAACTGGGTGGGCTAATGGTCGCACCGAACCTGTTTGGTGAGCTGGACAAGATTATCAAGTCTGTGGTGCCTGCTACCATTGAGTATGGCGAGAAGGTCGCAGAGCTGGTACGCATTAGAACGCGGTCTGGCAAGAACATGAGGGGCGGACCTTTTGCCCCATATAGCCAGCGGTGGGCTGACAAGAAGAAGGGTGGGGCAAGAACGCCTGTCACGCTGACCGATACGGGTAGTATGCTTGACGGCCTTGTCGTCGTAAATAAGCAGGCAACGCTTGACTCCTCTGGCAGGATAGCCGTTGAGATCACGAATAATGACAAGGACGATACTTGGAAGATGAAGAGCCACCAGTATGGCATCAGGAATCCACAGCGTCAATTCCTTGGCGTGACCGATGAGGAGCAGAAGGACCTTCTCCGCGTCTTTGATGACACGATGTATAGGCCCGTAAGCACCAGGGACGAGATTATATATAAACTGTAATGGCCTACCACAGCACACAGGAAGTATTAGATGCCATCCACGGCCAAGTAGAAAAGACGCTTGGTGACGCGGTGGACTCTGTTGTGCAGTTTCATGGCACCTTGGATCAGGCCATTGACTCACACTTCGGCCAGGGTGCTGGCACAGGCGTTCACAGCATTGTGGTAATTAGCCTTACAGAAGGCACTCCTGGTGTTGTGACAGGCTCTGGCATTCCTCTGTACATGGAGGAGATTGTAAACATCCACATCGTTACTCGTGGACGCAGGGGCGATTACAAGGGAATGTCAAGCAGGCTTATTGAGATTGCTGACGCTTTGACATTTGATCTGTTTGACCAAGCAAACAAGCATCCAGATGTGTTGGATCGCGTAGCGGCACACAACTTTGTGTCACGCCGTGCAAGACCGACCAACGACCCAAACGCTATGGCGTTCTTAGTTACATGGAATATCAAGCCCCGGAGGGCAGACTAATGACCGTAACTACCAAAAACTTTATGGTGATCGAGGGGGTGCGTGTGCCGATTGGCAGTACACTTACCGTGGACAAATCGTACAAGGGTGCGGTTGACATGATCGGCAAGAGGATCAGCAAGGAAACCTACGATAAACACTTCAAGCCGGAGCCAAAACCGAAGGCCAAGGCAGAAACCAAAACCGAACAAGAGGACTAAACTATGGCTTGGTCAGCAGGACCTGGTGAACTCACCTCCATTGCCTTCGGCGGAACCACAATTACGTCGGAGTTTCTGGAAGGATACTCGCTCACCACAGAAAAAGACAGCTACGACGCTGCCATTGGTCACTCTGTAGATCGCGGATCTATGAGTAAGACCCTTTCCGTAAATGCCTTTGACGTATCGGCAATCAATGCCATCCATACGTTGATGACGGCCCGCACGGAGTCTACTGTCACCGTTACCTATCAGGACTCGCAGACGCAAGCACTAAATGAGTGCATCATTCGCGTTACGCCGGTACTGAATGGTGTCAGTGATGTGGCAAAGGTGTGGCATGACAATGCAAGTTCTGGAAACAACGCACTAACAAGCAACTGGGACGATTGTGGCGTTACAATGGATGTACCCACGATCTCATTCTCCTTCCCGTTTGATGGCACCGACGGTCTTGGCCGTCCCTACTTCTCCTCATGTGCCATTGAGGTTGAGTTCATGCTTCCGGGAGATCAGTACGCTACTTTTACTGATAAAGGAACCTGCTCAATCGCATTTGCGCTTCCTGATGGAAACTTTCAGGTAATGAAGGGGGGTCGCATCTACAAAAACTACGCAGATGACGATGGCTCTATGCCTCGCGCAGTTCGTCTTGTGTATCGCGCTGTTGGTGACTCTTGGGGCGACCTCATTGAGTTTACGGACGGCGGCGATCCAACCGCTACTACTGAGGCATTTAATGCCTCAACACCAACGCTTATGCAGGATTACCTTCATGGCATCCTAATTGAGGCGGTTGGACGTGGATATGACGAGGCAGACGTTACAACGTTCTAAACAAGTAAAGAGGGATCATGGCTAAGATTGACATCAACACAGTCATTAACGGGGAATACGAAGTAGCAGTGGGGAATGAATATGAGGTGGCTCCGGGAAAATGGGGCCGCCTCCTCCCCCCTACTGCCGAGCTTCAGAATCGGGTATTCAAGATGGCCGAAGAAGAGGGCATGACCGACCTCAAGGTCTGCCGCGAAGTATTGGCTGGACTACCCGACTTCTCAGACGACAAGGCGATTACCGGCATGGCGAGTAAGGCGGTGCAGGATTTTTTTACGTTAGTGCTGAGGATCGTAGAGAGGCTGAATCCAGACTCAGCCTTATCAGAGGCTTCAGCGACCCAAAGAGCCGAGTCGTAGAGGCGGGTTGGTCCCGCAAGTTCATGCGCGAGACAGACGCATGGACCATTATATGCCTTGAACTGGCCATAGATGACCCTGTAAGGTCAAAGGCCATCAAGGAGCATTGCACGTACACGGAAATTGCCGTGGCTTGGCAAAACAATCGCCGCAAGACTGAGGGCGTCGGCTACAAGATCAAGGATAAATAATGGCTGAGCAGAATGTAGTTATTAAGATCCAGGCCGATGTCTCTAAGGCGACGAATGATGTTAAGGCGCTTCAGGAGGTTATCGCGAAGCTATCTACTTCTGGAACACAGGCTGCATCTGGGACCGAAAGGGTAAGCAACGCCGCGAAGAAAACTGCTACTGCATCTCAGCTCCTTGACAGGGAGATAAAGAAAGTAGTTGCAGGCCAGGGTAATCTTCAGAAGGTATCAATTCTTGCCAAGAAGGCTCTTGACGAGCAGGCTGCTGCGGCAAAGCGTTTGCAGCAAGCATCTGCTGCCGTTGAGCAGGCTGTCGGCAAGCAAGGTGCAGCAGCTCTTTCTGGCAGCGGGCAAATAGGAGGCCTTGCTGATGCCTCTGGCTCCGCATCCTTTGCCCTTCTTTCTCTTGGCCAGGCATTTCAGGATTCTGCTCAGTTCGGGATGGGTTTTGCCCAAGGGCTTCGTGCTGTTAACAACAACATCCAGCAGACGTTTACCGCCCTTGCCCTTGGAAGTGTTCAGGCCGGTGGCTTCACAAATCTGCTTAAGCTGATGGGTGGATCCCTCTGGGGTCCGGGTGGCTTGATACTCGGCTTCTCTGCCGTAAGTGCAGCACTTGAGTTTTTTAGCACCAGGGCGCAGCGGGCAAAGAAAGAGGGTGACAATCTCGCAGAGGCATTCAACAAGCTGTTTACGTTTTCCTCCGGCGTAGAGGCTGTCAACATATCTTCATCGGAAAGCTTTGAGCGGCTTGCAGATGGATACGAGGCACTTGCCAAGGAGCAGGACAAGCTGGTAGAAGCAAATACAGAGATAATATATCAGGAGACGCGAGCTGGTCGCGCACGTGTTGGAGAAAGGCTGAATGAAGAAGCAAAGGCTGCACAGGTAGCTGCTACACAATTTAGATTATACGCGCAGGAGCAAAAAAAGTCCGCAGAAACAGCTCGGCAAGATGAGGAGGCACTTGAAGCAAGAAACAGAGTTCTTGGTATTAACGGCGTTCGGGTTGAGAACCTAACGACCAAAAGACGCGATCTTACTCGTGCACTGGTTGACCTACAAACGCCCTTGTCTGATGAAGCAAAAGCTATTCAACAAGGCAACATAGCACTTCAGAATCAGATAGATGCCCTTGAAAAGGCAAGGGACTTAAGGGAGCAGCTGCAGGCTGCTATCGGTGCAAGAACGCTTTCTGATCAGGAAAAAGAAAATGTTATTGCCGAAGAGAGGATAGACCTGTATGAGCGAGAAAGAGAGGCGCGTGAGCAGATTGCCATTAATTCAAGGTTGGCATCGGATGCTGCATTTGCTGCAGATCGAGAAAGGGTTGGGCTACTTGAAAGCGTTGCTGCCTCTGGCCTTGCGACTGTGGCTGAGTTCAACACCAAGTTCCTTGAAACAAACACAGTAATATCTTCAATACATGCCCAGTCTGTTCTCACTGAGGAGCAGTTTGCAAAGTTATTTTCTACAGGGGGAATTGAGGAGTTTATCAGAAAGCTGCGCGACGAGCATACTGTCTTAACTGATCTGCAAAAAATAACGCAAGATCTATCTGATCTTCGTGGCCAGATAAATAGCGCAGACTTTGAGGCCATAGCAATTAAGGAGCTTGAGCTTGACTTGGAGCAACAGTTTGCAGATGCTCAAAGACAAAATATCCAGCTTGCTGCACTAAAGGCATCCCTTGAAGCTGGCGATGAAACCCAACTTGCAATTACAACGGCGCAGATAACAGCAATAAAAGATGTTAACGAGGGGCTAAGGGAGCAGGTAAAACTTCTTCTGATCAAAAGGGGAATGACAGTAGAGGAAATTGAGGGCATATTCTCCGGCCTTGGTATTACCGAGGATGATGTGGAGAAGGCCGATCAGATGACAAGGGCAATGGAGCGACTGAACGCAGCAATGGCGCGAACTGCTGCTCAGGGAATCGCAAGGGTTGCCACCGGCTTGCTTGATGTTGCAATTGGTGGTGAGTCATTTAAAGATGCAATACTCGGCCCCATTGCAGACATGGCAATACAGCTTGGAAAAATTGCTATCGCAACTGGGCTTACGATGGAGAAGCTTAAGTTTTCATTTGCAAACCCCGGATCTGCAATTGCTGCTGGTGTTGCACTTGTTGTTGCTGGAAAGCTTGTCAAGTCTACTATTTCAAACGCATCAAAAAGTAGTGCGTCATCTGCGGGCGTTTCTTCAAGCAGGTTTAGTTCTCCAAATGCATTCTCTGGAGCTGGGAACATAAGCAACCCAATGTTTTCTGGAGCTGGCATACTTACGCCGAATAACATGGTTACAGTAGAGGTTCAGGGCAGGTTGCGTGGCTCAGATATATATCTTTCTGGAAGATCAGAAACAAGAAGCAGGTCAAGAATGGGGGTAGCCGGATAATATGTCTTTTCCATCGTCAACAATTAAATACTACTCATCATTTGAGTCGTATGATGGCAACACGTATCAATGGGAAATTCGTGAGCGCGGGTTCTCTGGATCAGCGATTCCGCTAACTCCAAGTACAAGAAGCCATTGCTCAACAAGGTGGGTCACAAGCGGTGACGATGAATTTGGGCCTATTATAGGCAGTGAAACATCGCTGTCATTTTTTGACAATTCACTTGGTGATGTATTCAATGATCTATTCGGATCCGACAGCTCGCTGCACAAAAAATATGCACTTGCCATAACGCAATCCGGCACGACGCTGTGGATTGGTCTTATGGAGCCGGTATCTTCTGATGTTGATGAGGATGGTCTTACCACAATAAGTGTATCTGCAACCTGTGGTCTTGGGCGGCTTGAGAACTTTGACTATACGTCAAATGAGGACACCGGGGACCCAAGGACAGGTCGCGCAAGGCTGACCACGATAATTGCAGAGCTTTTATCTGCTACCGAGTTTGGTCTTGATATATATGTTGCCTGTGACATGTACCCGAGAAAATCATCTGGGTCACAGCTAACTGCCGATAACAATCCCCTATACAATGTCTATGCGGACAGACTGGCATTCTCCGTAGGACAAGATGGAAGTGACCAGGACAGGCCCGTTGCCGCGAACCACTATGAGTCACTCAAGGCACTTTGCGAAAGATTTGGCCTTGTGGTCTTTCAAGCAGAGGGGGCATGGCACGTTTATGCGGAAGAGCTTTTCTATGGAACGGCAACTCCAGGGCCAACCAAATTTTATAGGTGGAAGTACGATAGCAGTGGGGCGGAGTCTGGCGGATCCGAGCCTTCAAACAGGGAGGAGTTTATACATGCTATTACGCTAACAAATGAGACACTAACCAGACAGAGGGCGACCATCGGGCAGCTGCCGCAATACAATGCGGTAACGGTTGAATATAATCATGATGTATCTCAGCCACTCCTGAATACCGATTTCTCACCGACGGCTGAGTCGGGAAGAAGAATGATGGGTCGGACTGGAACTGAGTATTGGGTCACGTCAAATGCCGCTGTGTCTCGAAGGGTTTCTAATTTTCAGCTTGAAGATGAATATGAGTGGAGAATCGACGCGGTTCCTTTTGATTGGGTCGGGGAAACGGCAGCCTCAATAAACAGCAGCATAGGTAACTTCAAGGCCTCCCAGACAACGCTTAGCACTTACAAAAACGGCGACCAATTTCAGCAGCAGATTGAGTTCTATATAGATAGTGCTACTGGCCGAAATACTGCATTTAACCAAGATACAATGGTTGCAATGCAGATAAAGCTAAACTCAAGTCCGACTCCGTACTACTTAAAGCTTGACACCAGCACAAGTGATGAATCTCGTCAGGGAGAGTGGGTTACAACACCTGATACTTGGGTCATAATAAAGGTTGGGCCAACGTCTCTTGATAGCTGGACATCAATAGCATTTTTGACTGGCGCTCTTCCTGATGATGGAACAATTACCGTTACCATCGGACCAGTTGTTGAAAGCCTAATATATACCGATGATGCCGGGGCAGTATCAAATGCAGACTATGTTCTTTGGGATAATGTTGATTTAAAGTTTGTCAGACCTGATGGCACCCTAAATCCTGTAACCACCATTGTAACAAACTATCTTGTTGGAACAGAGAAAGACGACTATAGGGGCAAGCTAATTCAGACTGTTATTGGAGATGGCCCGCAAGATGATTCTCGCGGATCACTAACATATTCTACTGACATATCTGACCGAACAGCAGACTGGGAAAAGGGGCCTGTTGGTGCGTCTGCATCTGGAGACAGTATTGACGATCTCCTTACAAGGATAGTTCTTCGTTCCACAAATAGGCCGAGGCGAACTCATAATACTACATACGAGACACTATCTCAGCGCATTTCACCCCTGCGAACAATACGAAGGGGCGGGTCAAACTATCGCGCAAAAGAGATAGCATATGACTGGATAGACTCGGTAGTGTCTGGATCTTGGTATAAAACCCAGCAAACTGGATTTACTGACAACATAGAGTTTGGCATAAAAAGCGGAACAGGAAGCGGATCACTTTTGCGTGGATCCGGAAGTGTTGCGGGAACATTTGCTGGCGGGCTATCAACGTCCCTGCTGTCTGAGCAGGCGGTAAGAATAACCAGAACGTCATCTGTTATTCCGCAGGGGGTATATGCAACGAATCCGCAAGAAATAAATGTTGACGAGATTGCCGAGCCCCTTCTAAAGGCTGGCGATAAAATAGTAATCATAGCGCCCGATCTTAGCTTCTATCGTGTTGAGGTTGCATCTGACCAAGCGGCGGGTGCAACTTCTATATCTATAGTAGACCCAGATTCAGAGTCAGACCCAAAGGCAAACTTTGATTTTCCAAGGCAGGTTGCATATCCAGCAAACATACTATTTGTTGAGGATAAGCTTCTTTCTATTGCAAGGAGTGGTGAGGAGGGATTTGCCGTTACTGTTCTTGGGCAAGACCTTGGCCTTGTCAACGAGACGAAAAACGGATCCTATGACATCCTTGCTGTAGATGAATGGTCGGCCACCATAAGGGCTGGAAGCACCGTTGAGATTCAGCAGAAAGATGGCAGCTTTGTTACTGTTGAGCTCACAGAGGATGCCTTTCGCGGAGCAAGCTCAATAAGCTTTACCCTGCCCGGAGAAGAGGCGGCTACTGTTGCCCTTGATGTGGAGACTGGGGACAGGATTGCGCCATCTGGCTCTGTTGGCCGCGCCGACTTTACTGTTACTGCTGACGCTATAACGTCGTATATCTCTACCGACGGCGATCTTATTGCCACGATTACTACGGACGCGGATTCTGGATTTATAGCCAGCACGGATACTGACGTAACGGGCATATTGAAGCCCGGAGATACCGTCTACTTCCACGGAGCAAACAATGGCCGTGTATTTAAGCGCACTGTCGCATCGGTTGGCTCACCTACTTCAAATGACTTTGGCATCACATCTGCATTTGGCGGAGATGACATTCTTGCTGTTGGCGACTATGTATTTGGCGGCACCCTTGTTGGGATGCGTATTGACGCTGACGGCGTTGACTTCGTTAACACGCATATTAAGAGCGACAACTACAACGGCACGATTGACTCAGACGGTGTTATTACAGCCAATGGTGACACTGGGTGGGCGATTACAAAGTCTGGCGAGGCAGAGTTTGCCAACCTGACTGTTCGCGGCACCCTGTCAACGCTTGAGGGGACGATTGGGGTTGGTGATTCTGGCGTATTTAGCCGTGCAGTAACTGGTGGCGAAATAAAGATTGATGGTGATGGCCTTTCGCTTATATATGACCGTGCCGCCGAAACGTCGGTACCTATTGCTACCGAGATTACATTTGACAATGAAAATGGCAGCGACACCGTTGCGCTTGGCTTTTCCGCATCGGATACTGGTGGCGGCGTATGGCTTACTGATGAGTGGCATATTGACTCAGCCGTTCCGATTGACATATCTACAACCGGTGGCAACTATGATATCAGCCTAACACCGCATGGAACTGGGCAAATTATTCTTGACTACGCCTCATTCCCTGCATCAGATGGCACAAGTGGGCAGATCCTAAGCACAAATGCTGACGGCACTCTTTCTTGGATTACAACATCGGCTGGTGTAACAGCATTTACTGACCTAACGGATACTCCGGCTAATTACACCGGAGCAGCAAGCAAGTTTGTCAAGGTAAATGGAGCGGCAGATGCACTTGAGTTTGTTGCTGATCCGGGATACCTGACGGGGCCATTTGCGACACTTATAGGCGCAGCGTCAGATGCAAGCGGGACACCATCAGATAAGCACCTGCTTTACTATGACTCGGGTACCCCCGGCTGGGTATCAACATCACTTGCGGACATATCTGCTGACATAAGTGGGAGTAACATCAGCAATGATGAGGGGTGGACATCAAATGCAGGAACCGTTACCGAGGTAATATCTGGCCTTGGTTCTGGTATAGATGTATCCTCTGCTACAACTACGCCAACGCTTTCGCTAAACCTCAATGAGCTTGGCTCAGGAACAATAGTTTCTTTTAGCGGCGTATCGGCTGGTGGCGACTCAGTCAATCAGTCTATTGGCACTATAAATGTCGGCAGCTTTAACAATGATGCTGGATACACAACTAATACCGGTACTGTTACAAGTGTAATATCAGGATTGGGAAGTGGTATAGATGTTACATCTGCTACTACGACCCCCACGCTTGTCCTGAACCTTGATGAGCTGAGTTCGGGAACGATTGTTTCATTTGCAGGGGTTTCTTCAGGCGGCGACAGCATAAAGCAGGCAATAGGAAACATTGGACTATCTTCCTTTTCCAATGACGCAGGATTTACTAACAATACAGGAACTGTTACAAGCGTTATATCCGGAACAGGATCTGGAATTGACGTTTCGCTTGCAACCACAACCCCTACGCTTGTTCTTAATCTAAACGAGTTGGGCGCTGGGACAATAGCCTCTTTTGCTGGAGTATCCGCCGGTGGTGACAGCATAAATCAGGCGATAGGAAACATTTCGCTAAGCAGCTTCAATGATGACCTTTCCTATGCCCAGTCTGGCGACAACATATCCATCTTCACCAACAATGCTGGATATATAACGGGAATATCAAGCCTGACTGACATTGGGGATGTTAGCGGAACGCCAGCTGATAAGCACATTATCTACTACGACTCAGGAGGACCGGGCTGGGCATCACAGACACTTGCATCTGCATTAACAGACCAGAATGTTTCCTCGCTAATAAACGATGCGGGATATACGACAAATATAGGAGACATTACCGGGGTAACAACCAGTGGGACAAGCGGCCTTGATGGTGGCGTTACATCTGGGACGGCTACCCTTTCGCTTGACTTCTCTCGCTTGACAGCAGGGGTAGTGGCCGATCTAAAGGCTGGGACCATTGCCTTTATTACCTCTGGCGGTAACATGAGAAAGGTAGCGGCAAGCAATCTGCTTTTTGAGACAGACGGCGTTACGGGGACATTCTATGACACAGAGTTCCAAACGGTTGACGGCGGCACACAAACCGAATACAGGCAGCGCACCGTAACAGTAACAGATGGCCAGATTACCGCATTTGGTTCATTTGGGGCATGGCAATCTGTTGTGGTGGCATAGTCTAAACTAAATTTTCACATTTTATTGCGCTGTACTTCACAGTCGCAGTACATTACAACATCATGGCACGGAAGAGAGTAACAGTCATCGGTCCCCTTGTCCAGCGTACCAATCAGGCTATTACGCTGACGAAGAGTAGTGCGTTTACGCAAACGTCTACCGATGGCAATCAGCTGACGGCATACCTGTATGATGAGGACTCTTTTGAGTCCATGACGGGTGGGGTCAATGTGACCGTGGGCTCCCCTGTTGGGGCCGCCGCCAACACAGACATTTCTTTTGAGATAGATACGGCAACAGGGATCACGCTTAGCAGGCGAACAGAGCGCTGGGCATTGCACGTTGTTGACAGCAACGGCGAACAGTTGGTACCAAACAAGGCTACTGGCGATGTGGTGTTTCTGCTCCTGCAAAAAACCCCAGCGTAATGGCAACAGACAGCCGATATGCTGCTGATCTTCAGTTAGGTCAGTATGCGTGTGACATTGTAATCATTGGTGCCAGCGTATCGTACTTCTGGATGAGGTTTGAGGAAGGTGATCTCATGCTCTACGAGGACGGCGCCGTAATGGAATTTGAGGTAAACTAATGGGCCGTAAGTGGACCGATAGTAGCGTAGAAACAGGAACGAGCGTTGCCGCTGGCGACCTTATCCTGACCGTATCTGATCCTTCTGGCACACCTGTATCTAAGAAGATTACGGTCCAGAACCTCATGGACTCTGACAGCGTCCGTGAAGCCATCAGAGATCACCTGGGCGACGTTGTAATTCAGGGCGGTGCTAACGTCACGGTTACGCACGACGACCCTTCTAACACCATTACAGTCGCTGTCACGAGCCTTGACAGCGCCCCTGTCGGTGCTACCACGCCCTCTACTGGCTCCTTCACGGTTAATACCGTAGACCAGCTCGTCTTTGACATTGCCGCTGCTATTGAGTCCAACACAGCGGGTGAGATGTCGTGGGACGCTGATGCTGAGACGGTGATGCTTGCGCTCAACGACAACATTCATATGCACGTTGGGCAGGACTCTCTGTATCACGCTGTTAACCAGACGGGTAGTGATATAGCAAAGGGTACGGCTGTCTATGCTGTGGGTACGGTTGGCAACAGCGGTAAGATTACGATTGCCA